TTGTAAACTAATCATTCTTATATTCCTCTAATAAAATCTCTTGTAGATGATATGCTTCTATTTCCCAAGGCAAATCATAATAGTCTATACTGATATGACTTTCACCCTTCCACCTTTGTTCAAGAGCACTGATATCTTTCAACTCACCTTTTAAGTATTGTTTCACATGAACCAACTCATGTAGGATGCAAGTAATAAAATCATCACCCTTTTGTTTTTTGTCAATCTCAATATGACAAGCTCTTCTATCTATAGGCATACACCAACCATTGACCTCACCCTCTATGTTGACAAGATCAATCTCAATATTAAAAGACTTGAATCTACTGAAATATTTTTCGCAGAACCACCAAGCAACGTCCTCTACAAGAGCACGTTGTTTCTTAGTTCCACCATTGACAAAGACATACTTGGTCATTATTTTTTTACCCAAGTTTCATGGTTTACACCACTCCACTGATAACCATGATATTGTTTGTAAACTTCATATGCCTGAAGTACTTTGATTGTTTCATCGTTCCTATCGTCTAACCACTGAACAAGTTCTTCTGTAGTCATGCCATAGAACTTTGCACGTTTCTTTAAAATAGTCATTGCACCTTTAATACGCATAATTCACCTCTAAATACTTTGTCCACGCAAGAGCAGTGGCTTCCTTTAAAGTGTAACCAATTTCTACAAAATCGTTAGTCACTTCTTCAATCCACATTTTTGCTTCTTGTTCAGTCATTGTTTCTCTCTTTCTATTAACGATACATATACTATAACAAGAAAGGGGGGTCTTGTCAACCCCCCTTTTATTCCCAACAATTACAACGATTTATCAAGTCACATTTCTCATCATAAAAACGAATCGTTGCGAATCGTGGGAAAGTGATTCGGTGGCTTTTGATGATGAGAGAGAGAGGTGCCAACCGAATCAAACTGTTTAATCCATACAACCTTTCATCAATCCCTCTGTCGTACATGGATCTTCTATGTATCCAACAATCATTATACAGGCAATGATAACCAATATCGGAACTATGTTATTCATTAACGAACTCCACCAATAGGACAGACAGTCTTTATGATATCGAAAGGTTTGTCTGCAAGAAAGATCTGACACTGAAAACCAGTTTTC